CACCTGCATCTGGCTCTTCACCTGGCAGTGGAGGAAGTTCTGCACCTCCCATATCACCGCCCATGTCTGGTGCAGGTTCTGCACCCATTGTTGGAGCTTCACCGCCTGATACTACTGATAGGCCTGATGATAAGCCTTGACGACTTGTTTCTAATGCTGAGTATACAGCTTCTAATGCGGGTTTAACCGATTGTTCATATTTTGCGGCAACATCACTGCCGAATGTTTCTCTTATAGAGTCTAATAATTCTAGTAGGTGTTCAGCTTTTAACTGTGCAACATCTTCTAGCCAGCCTGTAATTTGGTCAACCATATCTTTAGTAGCCATGATTACTGATGCTTTTTGTTCTTCGCCTTCTGCCAGGTATACAATACTTTGAGCCTGGCTTTCTGATAGGTCATAACGTGTGGTTAATTCTGCAACAAATTCTTCTTGATCGCCTTCACCTAATTCAATACGTGCTAATGCTGAGTTGATCCAACTGCCAGGAACTGCATATTTTTGAGCCTTTTGGCTTAGTCGTGCTGAATAAATTTCTGCACTTTCTTTTTTCATTTTTTTATCTTTGATAGCTTTCTTCATTGATTCTTTCTTATTGCCATCTTTGTCCATATCTAAGAAATCTGGTTTTGCGCCTTCATACATGCCTTCTTCACGCTCGAGGATGTGTTGATTGATAACATCAAGTAGGGCACGAGTCTTTTGATATTTAGGACTTTCGTGGATGCTGTCAAAACTTTCACTAACTTCAAGTTGGCTCATTTCTGTACGTAAACGATTGCGTACATCTTCTAGTTGAGCTTCTGAAAACTGTTCTAGTTTAAGTTTGTATCCAAACTGTTTAGCCATACTTTCATTAAGCTGTTTAGCTGTTACTGGTTTTGATAATTCTCTAATTTGCATGATGGTTTCCCTAAAGCGTTTCTATCATTTATTTATACAAACGACCATTTAAACATCTTGGAAATCTCTTCCTTAAAATGTTCAGCTAGTTGTTCGCTGTGTTCTAATTTATTTAACAATACTTGAAATTTATCAAATTCTTTAGCAGTTTTAATATTATTGCGGTAAACTAGACTATCACTGTAGTTTGCCCAATATTTATTATCTAAATGTTTGATTTTAAAAAACTTTTCTAGGTTTGTGTTATTATATGCTTGCGCGGCCATAATTGCACAGGTTTTGAGAAAGAACTGTTCCACAAGATCGTGACTGTTGATATTGTACACCGCCCAGTTGTCTAGTGTATTTTTCTTGATATAATAGTCTTTGTAAACTATGTTGCCATTAGGCTGTATGCTAATAGGCAACGATTTTTTAAGATCTTCTTCAAAGTGAGTGGCCAATTCCTTGACTACTCGTGCTTTGGATTTAGGTGGGGTTTTAGGTTTATTTGTCTTTTTCATTTGCAATTACGCTGGGATTTTCATGTCCCACTTTAATTAGCAAATTCTTGCGGATCATAGCCTGAACTCTGAATTGATCATGTTCACTTAGAGTGGCAATCTTAGTAGGTTTGGTGAGTTTTTTCAATAACTCACGCTCCTCGTTAGTGGTCCAGATTTCAAAGTCTGAAATTAATTCGTTGATTTTCATTTGATGCCAGCAATTTTTAACCAACGAGTAAGCTCAGCATCTTCAGCAATTGGCTCAGTACTAGCAACATTTACCCTAGCTTTTTCGTCAGGATTTAAATTCTGTACTTGATCAATACTAGGTTGCAATTGTTTTTGTAAATCTGGAATGTTAGATTTTAATTTAATTAATTCAGCTTTAAGATCAACATTATCTTTTTTAACAGTCTCTTGTTTCTCAGGAGTCAGTTGCTGCCATTCTGGCGAATTTGTAGCCATAGCATTATCAATAAATGCCGATAATCTTTCAAATGCCGCTACTAAATCTGGCAAGCCATCACTGAATGCTTGAGCACCTTTAACAAGTGTTTCTGATGCATCTAAATTGCCATGTTCATCTTGTACAACCACTTGGCTAATTTTTTGTTGTTGTTCTGGGGACAGTACTGTGTGGAATGCTGTTTCTGCAGGAGTAGCTTGCGATTGCTGAACTTGTTCAGCTTCAAACAAATATTCTTTTAATGTTTTCATTTGATACCTGCAATGGTTAGCCACTTCATTAGTTCATCACTTTCTGGTAGTGAACTGCGTGATCCTTGAGCAGGGCTATTGCGATTAGCACGTTCAAAACCCTTGTCTTTGATCTGTCTGATAAAGCTGTCAGTAGCATCTCCGCCGACATCATGATCGCCTTGGCTGATCAGATCATGGTGCGTTTCGCCAACTTCAATACCGCCTTCTTCACTGTCACCCTTGGCCACGTGTTTTAGCATGTCGCCCACGTACCAAAACCAATTTTTAAAATCACCTGGGTTTGTATCATAGTCTTGATGTGCACCGTGTTTTGCAGACATGATTAAACTCTTAAATTGAGGAACAACATTAAAGTGATGAGCAATATCTGTTAATTCTTTAAATAATTTGCCGGCACCTGCTTCGTCTTGATATTTTTCTATATGTGGTGCTAAATCATTGTAGGCACTCATCATACGATCAGCAGCTTCTGGATTCATAGAATTCCAACCTGTTGCTTCATCAACTTCTTCACTGGTCTGTTGTTCATCACCCATGTTTACAACTGCACCCGGTTTGAGGGCAGTAGGATCCATTTCAGGAGCTTTGTACTGTCCTGGGTGTTCTGTATCAGGTGCAAGGGTTTTAGCATCAATTTCTTGTCCATTTGATAATTTAGCTTTGTCTCCACTAATTCCTGAAATGGTCACACCGTCTTCTGCTAACTTGCCTACAATTTGTTTAATCTTCATTTTGTTCTCCGAGGCTTAATTCAGCACTCTCTAATTTTGTTATGTATTTACGTAATTTATCAATCTGTCCACGAGCTCTGAGCAATTTAAATGCTAGATTTTCTACTGAATTTTCACCACCAGCTTCTAAGCCTGCTTTGCGTAGACGGTACAGTTCTTCCATAGTTTCTTTAGATTTCTCTAAACTATTGCTGCGTAAGGCTTGATTGATCTGCCCAGCATAGTTTCGGGCTTTACTTTTAATATCTCGAGGACTAACTGACGGTGCAGCAGAGCTAGGTTCGCTGATCCATTTATTTTTTAATACGGAATATATACCAGCTGAGTGATGTGTTTGTTTACTATCTTGTACATACAGTTCAACAGGAACACCGTTGAGCTTGATGTCGTAGGTAAAGTTATATTGATTCTTTTTGGCAGTGTATAGTTCTTCGCGACCTTCTACATCTGCTACGACTAAATGTAGATCTATATCACTGAACTCTGAGTAATTATAGCCAGCATTTGATCCACTGATTGTTATGTCTTTTAAACGTAAATCGGGAACTTTAAGGAATTCTGCAAAATGACGGGCTATCTTTAATAGCTTGTGACGTACTTCTAAACGTAATTGATGATCATCCCAAAGTGCTGGGTTGAGCTCTTGATGATGTGTTATAGGGGCTACAGATAGTTCTTGAAAATTCATACTGTATTTAACAGTATTAGAGGCCTAGGAACTTAAGAATACTAGCAAAATTTGGGCTACCAATCCAGCCAGCACCTGCAGCAAATGCTAGACCGACCATGACGTACTTTGCCCATTTGTTTTTAAAACCTTCTAATTCTTTGATTTTGTTAGCCATATCAGTGTGTTGTGCAACTGATGTATCGCGCATTTCTTTAAGGGTATCAATTAGACTATTATGATTGTCGCATAGATCTTGTTTAAGATCGTCCATCTTTTCATCGATGTTATTAACCTTAACTTCAAGTACAGCAACACGCTCAGGTAAGGTTGCAAGCTGTGGTACAGCTTCTATGCTTGTGCGGGGTTTTTTCGCTGCTGCGGTTTGTGCCATTTAGGCTCTCCAATGTTATAAGTCAGGGACTCGCTCCGAGTCATGTGCCTATTGTATAATTGAGTTGCCTAAGTTGTTGATTGTACTATGCCTTATGATATTATTTAGCAAAAAAGGCTATGTTTTTTCCGGGGTTGGCTGTGTTAAACACTGCATATTGTTGTGTCATAGCTTCGTCCAGCCCGGCTATGTATGGAACTAGATGAAAATCTTCAATTAAGTGCCCGATTGGGTCACTATTCTTTTCGTACAAAAAGTCTTGGTCAGTATAAAAATCAAATCGCCAAACTCTAATAATATCGTCTGTGTCAAATCCAACTACGTGCCCACCGACTTCAACTATTGAGGGCGGTTGTGAATAACTGACATTAGCCCGAATGCCTAGGGTCTGTAAGACAGTTTGAAAATTTTGTTCCTTCCAGCGCAGATTTTCTTTGCCTGGTTCGGTTCTATTCTGCCCAGTGTGGGTAATATCAACGAGTGTGTATAACTTGTATTCCATATGATATTTAACTGATCACATAATCGCGGCCAACAAAAAAGGACCCGAAGGTCCTTAATTGTTTCCCATCCCTGGAAATTATAGTGCTACGGCTGTAACTGTTGCTGCAACGCCTGAACCAGCTAAAATAGCTGTTTCAAACTTAGTGTATGAAGCATCAGATGGAGCTTCATTAGTAGAACCATCCCACAATGTATCAACTGCAATGATAAACTGGCAGTTGCCACTTGTTGGTGTGCCAACAGCATAGACTTCAGCTGATTGTTGTAGCGCACGAACTGTCTTGCTGAACAAACTATTTGCTACTGTAGGTGTTGTATCAATACCTGTTTGAGCAACGTTAATAATTTGTAATTGACGTGTACCAAAGTTTGTAAATGGGGCTGCTGCTTTTAAATAGTTAGCTGCAACGCCAGTTGCTGTTGTACCGTCTGAACCTGTTTGACCTACTAAATTACCTGCGTATAATGTCATTTTAATATCTCCTCGATTGACTATACTACTCGCACTCTGCGAGTGATCTACTTCTTGTAGACCTGTGTATAATTATTTAGTATTTTGGCTAAAAATTGGGCTCAAACGCCTAATTTAGCGGATATAGATCGAAACCAGTCTGTTGTGCCTTCTTTAACAGCTTTTTTAGCTTGTCTATGCAAGAACTGGCTTTTTATATCACTAGGAGCGAAGAATTCCTTAACTACTGCAACTGCATCAGATTCTTTAAAGTCTTTACAACTAAACACATCAATGTAAGCAGAGCTTTCGGGAGCATCATTTAGATGCATGGTAATTGAGCTAGTTTCGATTAGCTGTAGGCAACTGTAGCCTTGTAAGTGCGGATCACCTTCTTTGAGAAACTTGATAATAGGTTCGCCAACTGCTTTCATATCAATACGTTTAACTAAGGTATCTAGCATTTCGCGTATGACTTTAGGATCGCTAATATTTTCGTTACAGCCACCGCAGTCTAGGATTAAATGGTAACCCCAACTCATTCCTTGCTTTCCTGGATTCGCTTGATACCACGCTTAAACTTGCTACTATCGCTGGCTTTGATTGAATTGATAAAACGTCGCTCTAGTTCAGCGGCAGTTTCAACATCGTAGTTTTCACGGATCATTTCAAGAAGGTTGATGGCACTTTGGATGATGTTGGATCCGCGGCTCTCAACAACGAGATCCGTATCTCGACTAATGCCGATATCGCTTAATTCTTGTAGGATACTACGAGTGCTCTTACGCATAATAATTCTCTTGTTGAGTTATTTATTTGATTATACACAGTTTGATTTGGCAAATCAACTGGTTTGAATGTAATCACATTGTAATGTTGTGCAGCAACAATAGTGATAAATACATCAGTGAAAACCATGAGTTGACACTATTTTAAGGAGACACACGATGTCAAAAAATGTATTTGAAAAGATTATTAATTTATTTGAAAAAGATGCTACTAGTTCACTAGAAGCGTATATTGTTAGCCATAACCCACAGAATCTTGCCGAAGTAGAGCAATTAACTCGCGAATTCCAAGACGGCCAGTTTGTTTGGGCTAGAGGTCTATAAAGTGAAAAAATTCTTAAAAGATCTATGGGATGCTTTGATAGAAGCTCGTATGGAAGAGGCCAAAGCTAGAATGAAGTCGGGCTGCGGTTGGGGAATATAGTGTACATTGTACGCAAAGTTCTGCCTGTTGAGTACAAAAAATATCGTACTCATCTAAAGGCCCTAGACGAAGCTAGTCGTATTTTAAGATTTGGTGCGCCCGTTAGCGATGATGTAATCGATGCATTGTGCGATAAGATTGATCAAGATCCGCAGCACCATGTGCTATTTGCCATAGAAAATGCCAACTTAGAATTTGTAGCAGTTGGGCACGTTGCCGCATTTAAAGAAATGGAAATGGCATTCTCAGTACTAGATAGCTATCAAGGGCAGGGCATGGGCGAAGCACTGATGAAGCGTGTAATACAGCACTGCCGTACCAAAGGACACAGAAAAGGGTTTATGGTATGTTTGCCACATAACCAAGCTATTAAGCATCTATGTCAAAAGCACGGTATTAAAATCCATACAAAATATGGAGAAACCCTTGCTGATGTTGAATTACCAGTTGCTGATGCAGCTACTTACTTTAATGAAGCAGGATCACAGAATTTAGGTGTACTCGACTTTCTGAGCAAACGTGCTCTGCGTCCCTGGACTTTATTAGCCTAATCACTTTACAAGGGGTTTTTGTTAATATATAATAAATACTTAGACGGTAAGGTTACCGTTGAAACACAAACATACACACACAAGGAGATTTACTATGTTTAATACAATCATCGATACCATTCAGAATGGTAAAAAGCAATTTGTTAGTACATTCGTTACTGACACAAAATTAAAAACAGATTTAGAAAAATTAGTTGATGCACAGACTAAGTTTGCCAAAGGTCAAGTTGAAACAACTTTGAGCATTGCAGAAGCATTTGCTACATATAGCAAAGATGCCTACGCTAAAGCAATCGCTAAAGCAGGAGTTTAATATGTCATTCGAAACTCCAAAATTACCAGAAGTTAAGTTCAACCAATCAAAAAATGGCTATGAGATCCGTTCAGACATTCTAGCACTTGCCAAGGATGCTGTTATGGAGGAATACCACGCTAAGTTTCACGGTTGGGAAATCTCTGCTAAGAAAGATGAAAAGACAGGCGAATTAGTAAGTACTGTTACTATGCCAGAATTTCCAGGAATGGAAAAAATCATGGAAGCCGCTGAAAAGTTCTATGGTTTTGTAAATAGCGGAACTAAGAAGTAAGCATAGCTTCATCGCCAGACTTGCCCAAGCTAGGGAATTGGCAATGGCCGCATATAGAAAAGCCCAAGCGTGAAAGCGTTAGGGCTTTTTTTATGAGCGAGAATAGTTGCTGGTGTTTAGTAAGTGCTACCCAATGCCACACGACGCCAAGTATTGGTTGCTATACAGATATAAAAGTAGTTGGAATCGTAACTAGTTTGTCCTGCTACACCATATGCGTTCGATGCTTTAGCACCACTGGGAGTTAGCGGGCTATCCAGTTGTGTCCATGTTGATCCATTATACGCTAAGAAATGTTTATTACTATAATCATAAATTATACGACCGTCAATCCCAGCTGGATAATTGTTTTTAACAGCGTTACCAATTGTAAATGTCAAATTGTTTGCGGGAGTGGTGCCGCCAAGATCAGCACCAGCAATAGTAACAGTGTCGCCCACAGCATAACCAGTGCCGTATTGTTGATTTCCGTCATTGTAGTAAATACCCACATTAATGTATGTTGTACCGCTTCCATTATAATAAACAGTTACTTGAAAGATAGCACCACTGCCGCGGCCACTGGTACTCAATTGTGTGAGTCCCACGACAGGATGGGTTGTTCCAACTGCTGTTCCAGATATGGAGCCAAACGTACTGGTCAGTAATGATCCTGAATAATATTGATTAGTGATCCACAGATAATTACTTGGTGCAAGCTGAGTAAAGTTCACAACCTCTAAAGTGTATATAGAAACTGTTCCTGAATTGCTACCAATAACTGCATTACCAACAGCATCTGCAATACTACTACCAGTAGGCAGTGTTAATGAACCATCTGTGCCAAAGGTCCAAGTATGTGAGGGGTTAATATTGTCACTTGTGTTAATTGAAAATGTGTTAGTTGGCATAGTGAACAGCGCAAATTCATTGGGCACAGTAGACCCATCCAAAGAGCTACCTCCTGGGAAATATACACCACCATCAAGGCCGAGAGTAACTGTTTTGCTACCATTTACCAAACTGGATGCTGGTGCGCCGCCGCTGAATGTGATGCCGCCTGGCGTGGAGCCGTCGCTTAATCTTAATGTTGCTGTGGCAGTGTCGTAGAATATTTCGCCTACCTTGCCTATATAAGTGCTGGCTGATTTAGCAATGGCATGTGAATTGAGTTTGCGAGTTGTCATAGCAGTGTCCTTGGTTGGACAAATCATGCTATGAGTTTAGGTAGTTAAGCTGAAGGCTTAGAATGAATTGTATGTGTTATTTACCAATTATTCTACTGATTCTTCTGCAAATAGTTCAGGATGACGCTTGCCCCAATTGCGCATGATAACTGCGGCTTGTGCATTGGCTTCGTTTTCTTGTGGGCTACCTGTTGCACCTGCTTTATCGTCTTCTAACTCATTGTTTAGGTCTTGTTTATAGTGTACCATTTCGTGTGCTAGGGTACGGCAAACATCATTGATGTGGCGATTCTTTACAGTAATAGTAATGTGCTCTGCACCGGGCTGATATCCACCAAAGCTCTTGCGCTCTACACTTTGCGTACTATCAAATACAAAATCAAACTTTGGCAATGATTTTAATTTTAAATCTTCTGCGGCAAATCGGATAAAGTCGTGAAGGATTGAGAAAGTATCTTTCTTGTTCAATCCTTCTGTTAATATTTCTCTTACTTTCATATAATTACTTATCCGAACATATAACTATAGAAATACAGAGTGGCATCATCTAATCCAATATTTTTTCGAGCCTGTGCCTGTTGTGTACTAGTTAGTGTTTGATTTACATAATTTACAGAATATACAGATCCACCGCCACCGCCCCCGGACACTGATGTCCAAGTTATGTTTCCTGCTCCGTCTGTTGTAAGTACTTGCCCAGCAGCGCCATCGATATTTGGTAGTGTATAATAATATCCAGTGCCTAATGATACTTTTCCTACTGTTAAATTTGTGTTAATTGTAGCATTGGCAAAGGTAGGACTTGCTGTTACTGCTATGTCTTGCTTGGTGCTGATTAATCCTGTACTAGTATCTACATTAATACCAGTACCGCCACTATACGGCTGCAAGGCTACTACTGAGCTTACACCGTTGGGGCTTTTAACAAAATATAATTTACCATCGTAGGTATTTAAAGCAATTTCGCCGTCGGCTAAAGTACTGGTAGTAGGAACAGAGCCTTGAACCGCACTGCGTCTGAGCTTGATAGTACTCATTGTTTACCTATTAGTAGGTGCCACCGTCTAAGTCAGCCCAGGCTGGAACACCAGCAACAAGCTGTAGAACTTGGCCGTTCGTGGCTGCTGATAATTTACTTAGAGTATTAGTAGCACTGGCATAAATCAAATCACCAGTTGCGTAAGTACTAAATCCAGTACCACCATAACCTGAACCAATAGTTGTACCGTTCCAAGTACCGCTGGTAATCGTACCAACTGTTGACAAGCTGCTTAAACTTGTTACTGCTGTATTAACTAAGGTACCACTTGTTGGGAATGTTACGCTAGTATTTGCTGATAACGTACCAGTAAATGTGTACGCACCAGACATTGTAACATTGCCACCAATTGTAATAGTACTTGAACCGTTGTTAACACCAGTACCACCATAGGTACTGCCAATTATACCACCGTTATAAACAACACCTGTACTTAATGTCTTATTAGTTAATGTTTGACTTGTCGTCTTATCAACAGTAATTGATGTATCAATACTAAATTGAGTGCTAGTTAAGGTCAGTCCATTGCCTGCTGAGTAAGTACCAGCACCTGAGAACTGTGTATAAGCAATAGCGTCTGTACCAATCTTAATAGCATTAGCTGGACTTGCCCCTGTACCAATATTAGTTTGTACCCAGCCAGTTTTGCCATAAGTTGTACCTTTTGTAACAAACGCAAAGTCGCCAGGAATAACTTGACCTGCTATACTATTGTTATAGTCTGTAGCACGAGTCAAGACCCATTTTGTTGTACCACTTACACCTAGTGTGCTTAGATAGTAAACACCGTTGTATTTTGCGCTAGTACTTGTGAAAGAATTGACTAAGACACGATCATTCAGTACTAGTGTGTAACCGTCAATTGATAATGCTGAACCTGTTGTAGCATCAGTAAGTGTTGCGCCTATACCAGTACCAGTACCAGCATCAGTTGTACCATTAGCATAAGTAGCACCTGTGATAGCTGTATTTGTGCTATCGGCTAATACTTCTACGCTGTCGTGTACATTGATACCAGTAGCTGCCGCATCAACATATCCTTTAGTAGCCGCATCAGTTGATTGAGTTGGAGTTGCTAAACTTGTAATTCTTGCTGAACCAACATCAACAGTTCCTGACCCTTGTGGCACTAAGTTAATGTTTGTATTAGAACCGCCCGCTGTAAATGTAAGAGCGCCTGTTCCTGTTATACTACCACTAGTTGTACCAGTACCACCGTAAGCTACTCCCAATGCATTTGTTAGATTTAATGTAGCTATTGTTGCAGTGCCGCTGAAAGTTGGGCTTGCGCTGAATACTAAATTACCAGTACCTGTAGCACCTGTTGATGTTACACCTTCAATGGTTGGATGACCAGTTATTGTTGGAGCACTTGCTAGAACAAATGCGCCAGTACCTGTGGTACTTGCCGGACTAACTGCGCCACTGCTTACGCTAAAATATGTACTATTGAAACTAGCAATACCTTTAGTACTTGTTGTAGCATCACCAACACTGATAGTTACAGTAGCATTTGGACTTGTTCCACTAATTGCCGCAGTAACGTTTGTACCACCAGCAAATGTTAGTGTACCTGTTAGTAAATTAGTTGAACCAGTTGTTGATCCTGTACCTGCTAGACTCAAACTAGAGCTAGCGGCAGCCCAAATTAATGTACCATTAGCTTGTGATGTTAAAACATAACCACTGCTTGTGCTGTCAACTGCTGGAAATTGATACGCGGCACCACTACCTGGTGTGCCACTACCAAACTGTACCTTACCAGTCGGAGCAATAATAATATTAGTACTAGACGTTGTATTGCTGATAGTATCTGTAGTAATGCTAATGTCAGCAAGTTTAATTGTACCAGTAAGTGTTGGACCAGCGGCAAGTACAGCAGTGGAGCCAGTTCCAGTTACGGCACTAACTTGAGTACCGTTAATTTTAAATACGTTACCTGTACCAGCAGTATCAAATGTCTTGTTAGTGAATGTATCTGTGGTTGCCTTACCAACTAATGTGTCAGTTGCGGCTGGTAGTGTTAGTGTACCACTTGCTACACCTGTTGCCTGAACAACTGTTGATCCACTTGTTGATCCACTAAATGTAGCACTAGTAGTAAATGTTGGTGTTACTAATGTTGGGCTTGTACCAAATACCAGTGCGCCACTACCTGTTTCATCGCTGATAACGCCGGCTAATTGTGCCGATGTAGTTGAAGCAAATACGCTTAAATTGTTACTTGTGTAAACAACAGTGCCACCTGTACCAAACGCTACACTTGAACTGTCAGTACCGGTAAATGTTAATGAGTTATTTGCTGTTAATGTCTTACCGTTAGCAATAGTTAGTGTACCAGTTGTAGTACTAATAGTCAAACCGTTAATGCTAGTAGCTGTAGCAACGCCTAATGTAGGAGTTACAAGTGTTGGGCTTGTTGCTAGAACATTAGCGCCAGTTCCAGTGACTGTGGCAAATCCAGTGTATTCATAATTCCAAGCAGCCGCTGTATTACCACCTGTAGATATTACAGTATAGGTAACTGTAGTACCTGGAATTTGTGTTAAGACTGATGCGCTAGTACTTGTGTTAACTGTTAGGTTAGCACTACTATTGTTGGTAAGAATATATTCTTGTCCAAGTGTTAGACCTGTTGCGTCTGGTAGTTTAACTACTTGAACTGTACTACCTGTAAAGTATTGAGCCGGAGTACTTGATGATGTTAGTGTATAAGTTGTACCACTAGTTACAGTAGTTGTATAACCACCAGCACCAGTAGAACTAATTGTAATTGTTGAACCACTAACACTAGTAGATATACCTGCTCCACCAGTGACTGTTAATGTACCACCACCTGCTACGCTACCAGAGCCAGTTGAACCAGCTAGGTTAATTGTTGTGCTGATTGCTGTGTTGCTAATTGCTGTAATTAAGCCTTTGCTGTTTACAGTAATAACTGGAATAAATGTTGAGCTACCAAAGTTAGCTACTACTGTACCAGCCGCCGATTGACTGCCGGTGGTGGTATTAGCATACTGAACCTGTGTAGTTGAAACTGCTGTTACCGTATAAGTTCCGTTATAACCGTTTGGAGTAACACCAGTAACAGTAATAGATTGTCCAACCGTGAACGGATTGCTAGCTTGTGTTGCGTAGGTTAATGTAGCTGTGGTACCAGTACCACTTGCGGCTGTTGTTGCTAGAGATACCGCATTCGAATTAACGTTGGCCAGTGTTAAGGCTGCCGATACATCAGCACTGCCATCTACACTACTTAGAGTAGCTGTAGCATCGCCTGTTAGGGATAAATTACGAGCTGTAACCCATTTAGTTGCTGTCGACGCATTACCAGTTAATGCCGCAGTGATCGTTCCAGCTGTAAAGTTACCGCTAGCATCTCGTTTTACAATAGTCGATGCTGTGTTGGCATTGGTAGCATTGTCAATTTGTGTAGTATAGTATAGACCACCGATCTTAACGTGATTGGCAGCATTACCTGTAGTTTCAGTACCAGTACCAATGTACAGCGTATCACCGCCGTTGGAGCCGTTATTAGCTAGATATGAATAGGCTAATTCGCCCTGTGCCAGTACCGAGGGATTACCCGAAGTTGGCGATCGTTTAATTCTAAAAGTTGTCATCTATTGCGCTCCATTAGTACTGCCCTGAATCCCAGTTTTCTTGTGCTAAATTCGTTGTTACATTCCATCTGCTAGCCCCTGCATTATAAACTAACAGCGATCCATCGGTAATTCCCGAAGGATTTACATTAGAAATACTCTCTAGTGTATTTATTCCAGCCCCTGTTGCAATGTTGATTGCACCAGTACTGTCAATAGTAACGTTTGTACCAGCTTGCACCACGCCTAACGTACTGTTAGAGGCAGTGGGAACGCTGATTGCTCCGTTACCATCAATACTAATGTTTGTACCCGCTTTTACCACACCTAATGTACTGTTAGAGGCAGTGGGAACACTGATAGTTCCATCAGTTGTTACATCAATGTTTGAACCTATTTTTACTTCGCCTAGCGTTGATGCTGTAGCTGGTACTTGTACTGCTGCCTCAACTGCTGAAATAACAGCACCAGTGACTGCTGTTTCTATAGCACCAGCGATCGATGCTGTGTTTACACTGATTACCCCATCAGCATTGTCAATACCGTTACCGACAATTACACCGCCGAGCGTAGTACTAGTAGCTTTGGGCAGCGTGTAGGGATTGGTAATGATTTGTGTAGTGTTATTGGCAGCTATTGAGGCTGGAGTTACACTACTATAAACTACCCACTTAATACCATTCCATTGATAAACTGTACCATCAGTTAGGGTATACAATTGCCCCTGTGTAGGAGTCGTTGGAAATGATACGTTTAATAAAGGATCGTAAGTGGTCACTACTGTAGTTGGTACTACAGGTTGTGCTGCAACGTTAAATGTATAAGTTTTAACTTGACTGTCAAATGCAAAGGTTACAGTATATGTATAGGTCCCTAAGGCAGTAAACTGCTGTCCAGTGTAGATATAGTTACCTTTAGAATCAAGTGAGCCTGTTGAGGTTGAGGAGTAATTGCCAGGTCCTGTGATATTAACAGTAAATGCTGTATTTGGTGAACCACCTGCTACTAAGATATTAAATAATTGGCCAGCTGTTACATTAGCTGGACCGACTACTGATTCAGAAGATGATGCAGGAGTGAGGGAACCTACAGTCCACTTTACTCCATCCCAAGTCCAAATAGTACCAGTATCTGAAAGATACTGTTGTCCTACTGTGGGGTTTGAGGGGAATGTTAACGCTGTCATCTAGGCTCTTTTGTACTGTTATACATATTTATTGAAAACAGCGCCAGACGGTGTTTTGCTATAATACTAGCTGTTTATGCCCAAGTTCCGTCTGCCATTTTCATATTGTTGTTCCTATATCTATTATGTAGTTGAATTTCGTTTACCTAAAAACATTTGACTTATACGTGATGAATACCAAATGTTAGTATATGTATTATCGCCAAAGTAATTAGTTAGAGCGTCACGTAGATCCTGTGTACAACTAGTAGCATCGTATGTGCCAATTGCTACAATGTCGTTTTGTGCCACTGCTTTTAAATCGTTTTTCATTGTAGTACACAATGACGAGTTACCATAGGTATCATATACTTTTGGATAGCCAGATCGCATAGCACCATTAGATGGATTTAGTACAACTATAGTGTGTCCACGAGTCATTTGAAATGGTGCTAATCTAGTATCAACACCGTCTGGAGCAAGTCCACGTTGATCACCTGCTACCAGTGTTCCATTAACTTTAATATAACTACCATAAGTTGGATTACCATTGAAGTTAGTACAGATAAAGTTTATTTGTTGTCCGCTAATAGTCTGGTCAAAGTCAAGATAAGTTCCGCCGTTGAGCTGTTGTTCAAAGAATCCATATTGATCTACTACAGGTATCGAAGTATCGGCAACTGATACTACACCGCTAGTAGCTACTATAGGACCGCTTGAGGATCCTGTACGAATATCTACTATAATTGTTTCAGTTCCTTCAGTTAGATAATCGTTTTTTAATGTTTTAGTAAATGTTGCCGATCCACTATTAACAGTAAATGATCCGCTATTAGAGTCACCTACAAAGTCTACTCCGATTGTAGTTCCGCTGTCAGTCCAATATAGAGTTGTACCATCTGCTACACCAACTGTGGTAATTGTATAGGTAATTGTATCACCTTCGTTAACTGCTGATGAGCTTGGGGATATGCTGTAACTGATAGAGATCCAAGGTCGACCTACTACTAATCCGCCTGTGTTAGGATTATCCGTAATTCCGTTGCCGTTATATTGTGTAGGCAACTGTGTAATATCGTAATATGCTCTTGAACGTGCATAATTCTTAGTAGGATCAGCACTGCCTGTTACTGTTCCATCAGCGGCAACTACTTTACCCTGGCGTTTTGCCGAAGCAATATCAAGTTTAGCCTTTTGTTTAGCTTGTTTTGTAGACAGTGATGAAATTCCGTTTGCGGCCATTATTGTATCCCTCTGCGAGTATTTATCGTAAATACATTCACTATGATCAATCACGAACCCTTTGAAAAACTAATTAAAAACTTAAAAGAAACTGGCAAATATCGTGTGTTTAACGACATTCTGCGAGAAAATGGCAAATTTCCAAGTGCTGTTTGGTACGGTCCTTACAATATTAAAAGCATTGTAAACTGGTGCTCAAACGATTACCTAGGCATGGGCCAACATAAAGTAGTATTAGATGCCATGCATACTGCCCTGGATCATACTGGCGCTGGATCAGGCGGTACTCGTAATATTGCAGGAACTAGTCATTATCACGTGGCTCTAGAACATGAACTTGCTTGTTTACATAACAAAGAACGAGCAGTATTGTTTGGGTCAGCTTACATAGCCAACGAGTGGACTATGATCGCCTTAGCTAAGATCATTCCTAATATACATTATATTAGTGACAGTAACAATCATAATAGTCTTATTGTAGGTATTAGTCATAGCCGTGCTGCCAAAAGCATCTTTAAGCACAATGACTTAGCAGATCTAGAATTAAAATTACAAGCAGCAGTAGAAGGTGATCAAGTACCATGTATTGTATTTGAATCAGTTTACTCAATGGATGGTAACGTTAGTTTAATTAAAGATATTTGTGATCTTGCTGACAAATACAATGCAATGACATATATTGATGAAGTACACGCCGTTGGCCTGTATGGTGAACATGGTGCTGGTAAACTAGAACAACTAGGGTTACAAGATCGTGTAGATTTTGTCAACGGTACGTTAGGTAAAGCATTTGGAGTACAGGGTGGATATGTGGCATGCGATAGTATTGTAGCAGATGCTATTCGTTCAGTGGCTGCTGGATTTATCTTTACAACAAGTATGAGTCCTGTAACCTGTGCCGGAGCACTGGCTGCTATTAAGTATCTTAAAGATCATAATGAGTTACGTGAGAAGCATCAAGAACGTGCTCGTAAATTAAAATATAGATTAAAAGCAGCAGGTATTCCTGTTATGGAATGTGCTACAGAACATATTGTTCCTGTGTTAGTGGGCGATGCAAAACGTTGCAAAGCTATGAGTGATGCATTGATGAATGATCATAACATATACGTACAAGCGATAAATTTTCCAACCGTCGATGTTGGTACTGAGCGACTAAGATTTGCACCAACTCCGTTCCACGATGATGGAATGATTGAAGATCTAGTGCAGGCCTTAGTTGCAGTATTTAATACAAACTAATTAACTGTTGTACACCAAACACTAAGGCAGCACGTAGTTGCATGTCGCTGCTTGCTTCATCTAGTTTTTGTGTACTAATTAAATCATTTAATATTTCAGCAGCTTCGCTAGGACTTAATTGTCCTGCACCAACTGCTTCATGTACTTGGCATGCATATTGAGCACGTTCTGCTGCCCAAGGCTGTCCTGAATTCATAACTGCTACTAGTGCGTCGTTCATTAGAATCTCCCCATAACACCAGCAGCTATAATGTCGGCTTGTTGCTGGATAATTTTCTTTTTCAAATCGCAGTATAGTGGACTAACTGGTCCAGCTTTAGCACGAGTTTGAAACTCTTTAACAGTTGTTGTTAATGTTTCTGTTAACTTGTTAACATCACGTGTGGGTTTAGTTGTAGCATATATATCAAACCATTCTATTTCTAAATCCAACTTGTTTAATTGTGCTACTAGGTCACCTTTACAATCAAAGCGTCTAGCATCTTGTTGTATATCGGTAATTGACTTAGCCTGATTGTCATCCCACTTACTAGGAATTAACGTCATTACATTAGCACATCCTGCTAGGCTTAGAAATGCTAATAATAGTATAATTTTTTTCATTGTATTTTTCCTAAAAAGGTATCTGCAAATTCTTCACATTGACTGCGTAATATTTTGTTTTGTGTTTCTACTAGATTATATTCTCTTTGATCTGATGAACCGTGATGTTGAGTAGGATCTATATATCCGCAATAGACTTTTTTAATGCCGTTAGCGTTTATAATGTCTGCACAAGCAGGACCATCGCGCTCGTCCATATGTTTGTTACAAGGGCTTAGTGTTGTAATCAATACAGTGCCTTCTGGTATCTCACCATACTTAGATTTAAAATCTAATATAGCCGCATGTTCTGCATGAATTCTTCCATGTTTACCTGGACGATTTAATCGTGCTAACCATGGATGTTTAAGACTTAATACTCCGGCTGCAACCATACCATAATCTTTATTGGATTGCTGTCCACGTTCAACTAATTGGCACAATTCTGTAAGATACTTGTCTAGTTTATGGTAGTTGCGTATTTCATAATTTGTGCGACTAGGATCTAATTCAACTGTCTCATTTGTTCTATGATATTCACCAGCTTCACCGTCTAGGCTAACATGCCAGGCATAGAATTTAGTTCGAGGATATTCTTTTTTAAGATCAACAAACGCATCAAGATTTGGCTTGCTATCATCATACATTATTGCCTTGTCATAATGTGCCTTGCTTAATAAATTGCGTATAATAATCTTTTTCTTTTCTTCTGTGGCTATTTTGCCTACAAGATTACCGGCACGATGTACATGTACTCTGCTCATATCCACACCGTACTTGCGGAATGTATCTAAAAACAATTCACGATCATTAAAATCTGCACGAGCTGTAACCATTGTAACTTCATTACCAGTTGCAATGTCTTGTTTAAGCTGATTAATCATTGGAATGATTGGTTTGGACTTTTCAAAAAATTCGCGGGCATTGGCAAAATCACCAAAGTCGAATGATTCACCTGGTTGGAGTTTATAGTGTGTAAAGTCGTGACTGTTTAAACTCTTAATAACTTGTCCATCCTTGATCACATGAACTTTAGTCTGGGTATGTACCAAAGTATCATCTATGTCAAATATAACTAGTTTGCGAGGAGCAAATTCGGTTGCTCTCATTAGCAATTCCAACGACGACGTGCGGCACAGATTGCCTTATCTGGAGTTTTACTGCAATCAATACTGTGCATTTTCTTTTGACCGTTACTACGAGCGCAGAAGCTCTTGCGACGCTTAGAATCTTTAGATCCTTTTTTTAACTTACTAGGTTTAGTAGTTACCGCAGTCTTTAGTTTACTGCTTGGATGTTCATGACGATAGGCTTTAACAGCCTTGGAACTCATGCCGGCTGTTTTATCGTGTTTGTTAACTTTCTGCCAATCTTCGTTAATAATTTCATTTATTTTCATGGCAAATTCCAGCCAGCCCGCACCCCAATCGGGCTAGACTATTATGCAGGGCTGTAAGGATTTTTTGGAGTGTCTGTGCCATCATCTTCTGGAAATAAAGGATACTGATAAGGATTTAATGGATCCATATTAAGCCTCGTTAGGTTGTTTGGTAATGTTATAATCTGTATCTGGATAATCGGGATAGCGTTGATTTAATTTGCGCATTAGATCAGCACGATCGTTAGCTGGAATAATAGCAGTACGATTAGTAGGAGTGTGTGTTACACTATAACGTCCTGGACCATCTTGATCATCATGTGCAGCCGCTGCATGATGATGGGCTTCAGGCTCGGCATGATGTGCTTGAGGTTCTGCTGTGGGTTCTTCTGGCTCAGCTTCCGGTTCATCGGCTTTAACTTTACTAGCAACACTCAAGGGATACTTAGATTTAATAGCATCAATTTCTTTAGCAATATCATATCCGCCACGAGTTAGTTCTGTACTACCTGCTTTAATTTCATCGGCATGTGATTGAATACCATGAATAATTTCTGTCATTAATCCAGGAAATAATTTAGAGAACTTTTCATCGTTGCCCTGACGATCATGACGATTCTCTTGATCACCGTTGACAATCTGATTAGTAGCAGCATGGAACTGCCACTTACCGTCAGCAACATCTTGATTATGTTTGTCTGTGATACTAACGATTATTCCATCTGGAGCATAGTTATTGAACCAACGAAGACCTGAACTTGAATTAGTACAGAAGTTTGGTTTATAGCCTGCGGCATTGCCAAATGTATAGCAAGCACCGTAGTTTAAAGGAACAACAACATAGTAGCGATCGTTGTCTACAATAACAACATCTTTCTTTTCACGCTTCATCTTCTCAATGTGTTCAGCATCTTTAATACGATCTAATTCATTGCGATATGACCGATCATTGCGAATACGTTGTAGTTGACGAATACTACGGAATTTATTAAAGTCTTGATCTGCTGGACGTAGCAAACCACGTTTGTTTAGAGCAGCCCATGCACCTAGAGCATCGCCACCTTCACCGTTGATATCTTCGTAGTCAGCAGCACCATTAATGTATAAACGTGTTAGCCAATCATCGAAGCGACCATCTGCTGACAAATCACCGTAGTTGTTAGTGCGGAGGGTATCATCTAATAGTTTACTCCATGCATGAACGATTTGCTCATCGCTAGCACGTGGGCCTAGTTTGGCTACCAGTGTACGTGGCAGTGTAGCATCATGGCGCCAGGCAATGCCTAACATCTTAGCAGTCTTTGGATCCTTGGCGATCTTTGCGGCTACATTGGCCTCATTTAGAATATCTACTGTTTTCATCCTGTAATCAACGCTCGTTTAAAAAATGCCAATAATGTTCCTAACTTAGCTTGGTCACCTGCAGATATATCTTTAAGTACGTGCTGTACACCCTCATGGCGCTCAGGAGTAAAGCCGCTAGAATATGAACGACTGATATTTCCAGTTTCATCTGGGTAGTAGTGACTAGCAGTCATTGTAATAGCCTGTCCAATCGCTGCATTTAAGAAATCAGGTTTAGTAGTCTTATCGCTTTCTATGCTTAGAATACCATCATCTAACAGTTTTAACTGTTTTAGTTTACGCTCGGCTTTTTCATAAGCATCGTTCTTAATCATATTCTGTACCATGCCTTTGATATCAGCTTGGGCTACAGTCATTGCCTTAACCCACAGGGGGCTAAACTTTTTAACTAAGGCATCGGGGGTAAGTGTAGTAGTCTTTTCTAACTCTTGTTTGGCTTGTTGGCGAGTCTTTTTAAGTTCTTTAGTTTTGCCTGTTTCTGTGCCGGCCCACATTTTAATAGGATTGCCACCTAGTTGTCCTTTCAAGAAGTCCATGACGTTGCCGCCACGACTGTCCTGGAATGCTACAGGAGCATCACCTTTACTGGCTACAGCATAGTATGTGCCGCTTTGTTGTTTAATAGCACCAACACCGTTTTTGTATTGCATGATAACCCACGCACCACGGTAAGCATCTTTCAACTCACTCCATGCAATCTTAGCAATTTGTTTATAGTCTTGTGCGTGACCTAGACCTTGTTGGCTGTGTAGATACTTTACTACCTGTTGTCCGCCAGGAAGTCCATTGATCAAACCCATTGTTGAGCTGTCTTCAAACATTATGCTTTCGCATAATTGAGCAAATAATTTATATCCGTTTGTATTCATAATAATATTTAGTTGTTGCCTAGTTGTGGACGATCATGTCCAAGTTCACGAGCATTAGCATGTTGGATACTGTCTGCTTCCGGCCATGAATAAATGTACTGTCCAAATTCGTCACGGACCAATAGCCAACGAATACCACCTGCTGAATATTGTTTAATTTCTGCACGATAGCCAGGAATAGTAGTGTCAAAGTCTATATCACCTGATGAGTGTTCTTCACCGTGTGTACGAACCCAGTTGGCCACTGCGTTTACTTCTTGTGTTGAGTTAGGACCTTGTCCAGCTACGTTAGCAACAACATACACATCCTCTGTAGGAGTACGTGTTAATGTACGAAATAACTGTTTACCCAAAGACTTAATAGCACGATTCATATTGCCCGGCAAGTTGCTGACCTTATGGAAGCTGGGATTCTGTACGCCGGCTGCTGTTAGAGACTGTCCAGCGACAGCTGGAAGATTAGCAGTAGTGACATGCACATCGACTGCTGTTTCTGGTTCTTCATCTGGAAATCCTGCCCAATCATCTTCTGGCTCTATGTCAATATTGCGCATACGACTTAGCATGTCTGCCATACCTGGATGATGTATGCCTGCTGTGGCACGAGCAGTGTCTGCTGCTGAAGCTTTACGACGCTCGGGTGCAGGTTCATGACGTGGTTCGTGATGCGGTGCTTCTGGTTCTACGTTAGCCAAAGGCTGATCTGCTGGGGCATCAAGATCAGGTCCGGTGTGTATTTTGGACTTGACTTTTGTTCTAGCTTCAGCGAGATAGTCTTGGAATGTTTTCATATTAGTCAGTACTAGCGTTAGCACCACACTTGGCACGTTTGGCATTGGTCAATGCACCAAAGTTTACTGGCCATTCTTTGCCTGGAGCTAGTTCAACTGCACCTTGTGGGAACGCAAATTGTACACCAGCATCTTTCATAATAGTAGCGACTGGAACACGGAACTTGGTCAAGTCATTGCCTAGATTAGGATATGGCGCCACGTGAGGGAAGCCCCATCCTGCGATCTCTTTAGTTTGGTTATTGATAACAATCTTGTAGAAACCGTGTGGTACAACTACACCTTTACCGATGGTCTTGTCGCCTGGGCCATATAACCCGCCTACGTAAACTGTGTATGATTGACCGCGTTGTACTGCCCAACCACGTACTGAAGTTTCTAACAGTTTCCAAATGCCACGATTCAATGAACCAGCTTGTGGGCTCATATTGGTCATTAAGAATGATTCAAATTCTACTTGAACGTCCCATGACAAGTCACCGTCTGGACTCATGTGTCCTTTGTCGTAGCCTGTGCCAGCGTAGTCAGCTGGAGTTGCACCATTTGGCACTGATTGGTCAGCGGCAAATGCGTTAGTACGGGCAACACATCCTAGAGCGTTTTGTGGCAATAGTTCGTAGGTCACATACTTAGGCAGCTTGGCCGCAGCATCATATCCAACTAGATATGCTTGACGGCAAATAGGAGTAACACCTGCTGTTTGTGGAAATCCGTAGGGAGCATGTGGTTGGCATGCTTGTGGTGGATTTGGTTGACGTTGTGTCCATGCTATAGCTTGTGTGCTAGCTAGAGCTGCGATCGCTAGGACAAGCGATGCAAATAGTTTCTTCATAGTAGTACCCTTTGTAAGTACTACTATTTATTAGTTTATCCGAACCAACCTATCTTTTTGCCAGCTGCTTTGCGAGCATCATAATCTTCTGCTGATTTAGGGTAAGCCATAGCCCACCATGCTACTAGAGCCATAAAGATGCCGGTACAGACCACTGCTTTGACGTTATGCGTGGTAAACCACATGATAATAAGGCTGCTGTCCATGGTCAAAACCATTAACCAGCGAGCCTTAACTGGGAATACACGTTTCTCAGCCCATCCACGCAAGAATGGCCCAAACAACTTGTGATTCATGATCCAGTTGTGCATACGTTCACTGCCTTTGGCAAAACAATAGGCTGCCCCCACTGTGGGTGTTGACCAAGGAATACCTGGAGTGACGATGCCGATATAGGCCAACCCTAGACACAGGAATCCTAGTGTCATCCACATTGCTTTTTTTAATTTAGAAATTGTAGCCATTCGTTATATCTCACTTCAAAGTGTTCTTTCTTACGTTTACTTACCAATTCGTAGTACTCTGGCTTGTAGGGTTTGATTCGTGGTTTCCAACCCTTGGTCGTATCGCTTTTTGCCGAGTTACAGGGCGCACAGGCAGTGGTACAGTTTTCCCATGTGGTCTTGCCACCTTTTGAAACTGGTACTACGTGATCTAGTGTAGATAATTTGCGCTCGACATGAACTCCACAGTACTGACACTTGCCGTTATCGCGTAGGTATACATTTGAACGGCTAAAGCGTACATGGGTCTTGGGTTTCATATAGTCACGCAACATCATGACTGAGGGAACTTGAGTTTCCCAAGATGCTGAACGTACTATCCACGTGTCGTGAAACATCAGCACATCGGCCTTGTCTAAGACCATGTACTTGATAGCATCTTCCCAAGTTAGTGTACTCAATGGCATATAGCCTACAGGAGCACCATCCGCATTAAGTAATAGCGTGGCTGCCATTATAACCTCTTTTAATTATTTATTGTACTACAGATTACACGTTATGCTAGGATGTTTTGAGCAAACTCTTGAGCAGATCGATCTAGAGCTGTACACCATTGATCTTTACCATCTTGATCAAACACTAGATCTAAATCTGCTGTAGTAGTACACCAGCTGTTGTTATGGCTCCAGGGTTCTTGTCCTTTGATTTCGCCCATAAGCTGTCCAGCGCCCCAACCACACATACCCAAGAACAAGCGCCATTTAATAGGCACATCGCCTGCAGCCATTCTAGGTAATATATCGTCAGCTGAGCTAACTGAAAACCTATCACTTACTCGCATGGTATTCTTGCTGATCCACTCATTGCTGTGCAGGAAGCTCAGGCTTTGGCTGTTGACCGGCCCACCCACATATAACCAACCTGGCTGATTGATAGTAAACCCTATCTGTTCCCCAAACTGTTTAACAGTTAGTTCGCTACGTTTGTTCAGTACTAGACCGACACTGCCGTGAGCATGATGCTCAGTGACTAAGATTGCGGTCTTGTGCCAGAAGTTGCCTTTAACGGCGGGAGGAGCGATTAATAAATTACCTACAATGTTCATGCAGGTATTTAATTAAGCGTATTGGTTGGCCGCCTGACTTCTGGCAGCAATCTGATACTCTTGGTTAGCAGGGCGTTCGTAATTTCTAACAAACCATTCAGTAGCTGCTGCAGGACTTTTAAATCCTGTTTTAGGATAGCCAGATGCTTTCAAGGCAAAGTCAAGTTGACCTTTCCAGTTTTGTTGCCACTTGCCTTCACCGCCGCAAGCATTAACCATATCAGTAAAGTTATGTACACGTCCGTCGAATGTATCATGGAATCCAAACAGGCCACCGCCAGGTCCATTAACATCATTTGCTACATATACACCAGCATTAAAACTACTTTCAGCACGAGCGTTTGCTAACAATCCTGCTATTGAATTTTTATCTAGACCAAGCCCTTGTAAGTATTCTGCCATGTCTTTAGGGTCAACCATAAACTTACTAGGCTGTTGTTTGCCTACTAATGGTCCACCTTGTGAAACTTTTGGAGCACTCGGTGCATCTGGCTTCTCTAAAGTAGAAGCATAGTTTTTAGATATTTCTGGAAACTTTTCTGCAGCTCGGCGAGTGTACGGACCTAATAAACCATCAATGCCATCACCCTTAGGACCAAACGGTCCTAAATCAGCACCCTTAGCTAACAATTCTGTTTGTAGTTGCGCTACACTAGAATCATATGATGACTCATTAAGTGGTTGGTTAAATTCATTAAATCTCATATTAACTCCAGTCCGGTAGAGGTCCACCATATTTTTTTCCGCGAATTCGATGCCCGCCTACTTTGATTCGGCTCTTAGGGCTTTTACCTAGTTTGTGGCTTTTCTCACCATCGCGAGCACGTAGCCCTTGGCTTTTGCATGATGATAGATTGCTGGCTCCTAGCTCACTATCAGGTTTTGAACTTTGGCATAGTTCCTTGCTGGCTTTACCGTGTTCAGCTAGTTCAGACTCCATACGAGCAATTTCTTCCGCCACACCTTGCTCGTTAAATCTCAACACATTCTGAATCAATTGTTGTGCTTGTTTAACATCGTAGTTGTCAAGTCTAACACCAGGTTTGCCTCTATG